GACCACTAAAATCTCTTTGTGCTGAAGCTAAAAGATATTGTCCTGAATATTCTTGTAATTTTTGATTACCACAATTAATAGTAATACGACTAATTATTTGAGCACCAATGTCTTTTATCCATTGAAATTCATATGGAGCCCAATCTGTATATCCTGTTACTGCTCCACTTGAATCGAAAATAGGCTGAGGAGGTAAAATAGGGCTCCAAATAGTTGGTAAGTTGATTGAAATATAACAATCCATTAAAAGATCCGCATATCTTTTTACCTTAAAGTTAAATGTTGATTCAGTTGTTAAACTGAGAGAAGGAGTACCATCAAAATCTAAACGAAAATTTTGTTTACCAAAATTAGTATATTTTTTATACGCAGCTTTCCAAAAAGTCTTCGATGGGTTACCATTTAAAATTACATTTTGTTGTCCTGTTGCTACAAGGTTCATTAATCCGCCTGCCATTATCTAGTATATATAATCATTATTTTTTTAAATTATAGTATTACTTCATTATAAATAATTTTAATTGCTTCTAAAATTAAAAATAATATAATATATTAGATTAATGTCAAGCCAACCTACAGATTATTTGTCAAAATTACAATCTTTAGACGAAGATTTCCAGTCATATATGATAATGGCACTTATTTTTATTATTTTAATTATATTTATCGGTTACATGATTTACCTAAGTGGATTAGATAATAGTGAATGTAATTATATGAATAATTTATATTCTACTCTTGATGGAGATATAAGACCTATTTCGGCAAATGATCCAGATTGTAAATTCAATTTATACGATTATTATATTAAAACCGCTTATAATGCTTGTTCAGGAGGAAGTTATAAAAATGATTTTGTAAATATTTGTAACTTAAAAGCAGTTCTAAAGCAAGGTGTTAGATGTTTAGACTTCGAAATTTACTCAGTTAATAATCAACCAGTTGTTGCTACAAGTACATCTGATGATTATTATGTTAAGGAAACATTTAATTCTGTTAGTTTTGGAAGTGTAATGGACACAATTAATAATTATGCTTTTGCTGGAGGCACATGTCCAAATTCTACTGATCCGCTTATAATTCATTTAAGAATTAAAAGTAACAACCAAGATATGTATACAAAATTAGCTGATATATTCAAATCATATGATAATATAATGCTTGGAAAAGAGTATAGTTTTGAAAATTCAGGTAAAAATTTAGGAAATATGCCTTTATTAAATTTCAAAAACAAAGTTATTTTAATTGTTGACCGAATTAATAACGCATTTTTAGAAAACAATGAATTTCTTGAATATGTAAACTTAACTAGTAACTCTGTATTTGTAAGAGCTTCTGATTATTATGGTGTAAAAAATAATCCAGATGCTCAAGAATTAACTGAATTTAATAAAAAAGGTATGACAATTGTATTCCCTGATAGTGGTGTAAATCCTGCTAATCCAAGTGGTACTTTATGTAGAGCTTATGGATGTCAAATGGTTGCTATGCGTTATCAATTAGTTGATAATTTGTTAATGGAAAACGCTTTATTTTTTGATAGAGCAGGTTATGCTTTTTCATTGAAACCAGAGAATCTAAGATACATACCTGTTACAATTCCAACTCCAACACCACAAAACCCTGCTTACTCATATGCTACACGTGAAGCAAGCACCGATTTTTATAGTTTTAAATATTAAATAATTTTACCCATATTTTTCCTATTTTCCATATTTTTGTAATCATCATGTAAGAGCTGTTTAAATTTATTAAATGATATTTGTAATAAAATTTTGTCTATAAGTCTTAAATTATTATTTACTTCTGAAATAATATCAATAAATGTTAATGCAGGAGACCAATTATCATAGCAAGTAATTGTATTACAACATAAACAACTTCTATTAGTTAAAGATTTTAAAACATTTAATTTTTCACGATTATTCATTTTTATTAAATTTGTATAATTTTGTCCGTTTATAATTACAATAGGAGGTCTAAACGGATAGTCGTTTGGTACAACAAATGCGAATGTGTTAAATTGAGGAGTTATATTATTATCTACTATTGTTAATATAAGTGAATCTGAATCAGTAGTAAAAGATAAATTAATAGATCCAAATTTATTTATAAATAGTTTTAATTCCGCAGAAATTCTTTTCCTCCTAACAGAAGGAGTTATATTGTTAAGTATTAGTAAACTAGCAGAATCAAGAAGTTCGGTCATTATATAATTTAATAAATATTGTTTACTTATTAAATTACTTTTCAATTTTATTTAATAATTAATTCTAGTTAATATATAAGAAAGTATGAAATCGAAAAATGTTTGTAAAGATTTAACATTTGATGATTGTGAATTAGCAATATTAAGAATGGCAGTTGATAAAGCCGAAGAAAAAATAGCAAAACGTGTTGTAAATTCAGAAGATATCAAAAATATTATTAAAATAGTTGAAGACTTCATTAGACAAAAAAATTTAATTTGTTATGGAGGAACCGCAATTAATAATATATTGCCAACTGAAGATCAGTTTTATAACAAAGAGCTTGAAGTACCAGACTATGATTTTTTTACTATAAATGCTTTAGATGATGCGAAAGAATTAGCAGACATATACTACAAAAAAGGTTTTACTGATGTAGAAGCAAAAGCGGGTCAACATCATGGAACATATAAGGTTTTTGTAAATTATATTCCAGTAGCTGATATTACACTTTTACCAAAACCAATATATAATTCTCTTAAAAAAGATGCTATAAGAGTTGGTGGAATTTTATATACTCCGCCAAATTATTTAAGAATGTCAATGTATTTAGAGCTATCTAGACCAGCTGGAGATATAAGTAGATGGGAAAAAGTAATGAAGCGTTTGGCACTTTTAAACAAACACTATCCAATTACAAATGTAAATTGTAATGAAGTTGAGTTTCAGAGAGATATGGAAAATAAAACACAAGAAGACGAAATTTATGATAATGTTAGAAATACACTTGTTAATCAAGGTGTAGTGTTTTTTGGCGGGTATGCTATTTCATTATATTCTCAATACATGCCAAAAAATCTTCAACATAAATTAGAGAAAATAGCAGACTTTGATGTATTATCAAATGATCCAGAAACAACAGCGCAAATAATAAAGGAAAGGTTGAAGGATATTAATGTTAAAAATGCCAAAATAATAAAAAGACAACCAGTTGGAGAAGTAATACCAGAACATTATGAGGTTAAAATTGGAAGCGATACAGTTGTTATTATATATAAACCTATAGCTTGTCATAGTTATAATATTCTTAATATAAAGGGTCAAAAGGTCAAAATAGCAACAGTTGATACTATGTTGAGTTTTTATTTGGCATTTTTATATGCTGATAGACCATATTACAATCAATTCTTAGAGAGAATATTATGTATGTCAAAATTTCTTTTTGATGTTCAACAAAAAAATAGATTGGAACAAAAAGGTTTACTTAGACGTTTTAGTATTACATGTTATGGGCATCAAGAATCTGTTGAAGAAATTCGAGCACATAAAGCAGAAAAATATAAAGAAATTAAACAAACAGGTGACAAAAAAGAAATGGAAGAATGGTTTTTAAATTATAAACCAGATGATATAAAAAATAAAAAAATAGAAAAATTTACAAAAGGTAAAAAAATGGATAAAAAAAGGAAAAGAAAAGTTGGTACAAAAAAAAATAAAGGGTTGTTAGCTATTTATGGAGGTAAAACGCGCAGAAAATATTAACAATAACGCTAATTTCTATAACAAACATCTCCATAACAATTATCTAATTTATCTTGAAATGTAACCTTTTTATCTCTGTTAACATAATATTTGTAAGTTAAAAATAATAATACGGCAATAACAAGAGCAATAGCAATATAAATATATTTTAAATAGTCATCACTATTAACTGAAGAAATAACTTCATTAATATCAGGGATATCACCTAGTGCAAACTCTGAAGTAGAGATAGTAATATTTTCAATATCTGACATATTTATTAATAATATAAATGCTAAATAATTTAAACTTATAAACAATAACTTTCCAATATTATGATAAAAATATCATATGATATTTTTGATAATATTTTATATATTACAGTCTCTTTAAACTCATCTGAAATATTTTTTTTTATAAATATTAATACATGTATTAGATAAATACATATTCTCTCTATTATAATTTTTATATGGTTAAAACAAATGTTAGAATATGACCAATCATTTACATAACTACACATAGGTGTATTGCTTTTCTTTATAAAAAAACTATGTATATCAAGTAACCCCGAGAGAATTCTATGATAATTACTTTTTTCATTCTTAACATTTAATAAGTTTCCTAATTTATCACTTCCAAAAAGATCTAAATATAATATTTTATTCTCTCTTTCTTTGAAAATAAAAG